AACATAAGGGATATACCAACCCCAGCTTGATGTGGTCCGTGCTGGACAGCATAGGTGTCAGGTGGAGATCGTCGAAAAGCCCCCTGCCGGCCTGGCCAGGATACGGATTGGCGCGCGTGCAATGGGAGGGGCCATGGACCCAAGCCGGCGTGCCGATGCGGGCCAGATATCGATACACGCACTGGGTTGGTGCATGGGTCCGCGATCCGAAGGACATCGGTATCTTTGACATCAATGCAATCGGCAATGGGACCGGATGGTGCTCGTTGGCGGATTGGTCAGCCGTGGTTGTTCCGTTCCTTCTCGAAAGCTGTGTGCCCCGTGCCAATGGTGGCTGGCACCTGACACACGCCGTGGAAATCGATTTGGCGGGGCGGTCATGAGCGCTGAACTCGACGAATTTGTCGCCGAGGCTCGTCGCGTCTCGGTCGAGGAAGCGGCCAAGCGGCTTGAACTCAATTTCACCGGCAAGCGTCACGAGCATCCTGGCCCGTGCCCGGTTTGTGGCGGCACCGACACCTTTTCCTTCAACACCGCCAAGAATGCATGGAATTGCCGTGCCGGCGGCGTTGGCGGGCGTGATGCGCTGGGGCTGGCCGCGCATGTGCAGGAACTGGACCTGAACAGCAAGGATGGCTTCCTGGAGGCATGCTCGGCGGTGACCGGCCGAGACATACCCGAGGGCGGCGAACGTGAGACGCCCGAGGCCCGAGCGCTGCGGCTTGCCCGGCTCGATGCGCTGAAGCTCAAGCGCTGTGAGGAGATGGCGGCGCGCGAAGTCGAGCGCAACGATTTTCGCGAGCGCGAACGCCAGAAGGCGAGGGGCATCGTCGAGCGGGCCGCGCCGCTCTCCTCGGCCAGCTTGCCGCAGGGGCGCTTCTACCTGCAGAATCGTGGCTGCGGCTGGAGCGATGACACCTGGCTGCGCGTCTCGGCCGAGCAGACCTATTGGCATGGGCAGGACGAGCGTGGCCAGCCGATCGCGCTTCACGTCGGCCCCGCAATGGTCGCTCCTTTCGTGAACCTCGAAGGGGACGTTGTCGGCTGCCACATCACGTGGATCGACCTTTTGCAGAAGCCGAAGTTCCGACCGGTCATCACGGATCCCGAGACTGGCGAAATTCTGCCGACCAAGAAGATGCGTGGCAGCAAGATGGGCGGCCTCATTCCGCTGGCCGGCGTCATGGCGGCGCGCCGCTGGGTTGGCGGCGAAGGGATCGAGAACGTGCTCGCTTTCGCGCGCTGGGAAGGCTTTCGTGCCGATACCTTCTATTTCGCGGCCGGCGATCTCGGCAATCTGGCCGGCCCGGCCGATCCGGCCTCGCGCTTCGCGCATCCTGAACTGACCAAGACGGATGCGCACGGCCGCATGCGCCGGGTGATGGTGCCGGGACCGGTGCCGAAACCGGGGCTTGCACCGGAAGACGCCATGCCGGTGGCTGACCATGTCAACGAGCTGGTGTTGCTGGCCGATGGCGATTCCGAGCGCATCATGACGGCGTCGGCCATGGCGCGCGCGAAAGCGCGCTGCGCCCGGCCGGGCCGCCTCATACCGGTCGTGTGGCCAAAGCCGGGAACCGATTTCGCCGCCATGCTGGCCGGTGCAGAATGTGCATTTGAAGTGGGGCAGGCGTGAGCAAGAAATCGATACCCGATGCCGTTGCCGCGATGCTGGCCGAGGCGAACCGGCAGGCTGCGATAGCCGATGGCGAGATGTTGCAGGACGATAGGCCCGCTGCATCGCAAGACACGGCAACGGAGCTTTCGACGAGCCCGCTTGCCGTATTTGCACCCGGGGCGCCGCAGATGGCCAATGACCCCGCAACCCCCGAAGACGCCGTTGTGAATTGGTGTGCGAAGCTCGATCACTCTGACACGGACAATGCCGCACGCCTGCTCGCCCATTTCGGGCGCGATCTGCTCGTTGTTACACAGACCAAGGCGAGGGCGCCTTTGTGGGCGGTGTGGACTGGCAGGATATGGGACGCCGACACCGGCGGCCCGCGGGCATTTGCCCTGGCGCAGAAAGTCGGCGCCCGCATCGCGCTCGAAATTCCGCTGATTAGACCGACGCCGAGCGAGGCGAAGGTGCTTGAGGCGGCGGATGCGTTGGAGGAGAAGCCGGAGGAAGAGCTCAAAGCGGCCGAAAAGGCGACGCTCGACCTGGCAGCAAAGATCAAGGACAGGGTGCGCAAACGCAAGGACAGCCGCATGAAGCATTCCGTCACCTCGAAAAACAAGGGGCGGATGGAAGCGATGCTGGCTTGCGGCAGCCCTCACGTCATGCGCGATCCTGACGATTTCAACGCAGACAAGCTCAAGGTGGCCGTGAATGGCCACACTCTCACCTTTCGCAGATTCGTTCGCGACGTGGTAATCCACGAGGGCGACCCGGACAATGAGCGAGAGATCGAAAAGCCAGATGCGGAAATGATCGCGATGCCCGGGCATCTGCGGGGCGATCTGATCACACAGGTCGTCCCGGTGGATTACGATCCGGAGGCTGATTGCCCGCAGTGGAGGGCATTCATGACGCAGATGCTGCCGGTCGAGAAGGTGCGCCGGATGGTGCAGGTTGCGTCTGGCCTCGGCCTCGTCGGCATCACGGTGCAGAAGCTGTTCTTCCACTATGGCGCCGGTGCCAACGGCAAGTCCGTCTACATGGAAACGATGTGCAGGCTCCTGGGAGAAGCAGCCGTGACGCTGCCAGCATCGTCCTTCATCGGGGAAGGGGCTTCGGGCGGGCAGGCGACCCCTGACATTGCCCGGCTGTACGGCCGCCGCTTTCTGCGCGTGAAGGAATTGCCTGAAGGCGAGGAATTGCGCGAAGCCTTCGTGAAAGAGGCGACCGGTGGCGAGGCCTTGAGCGCCCGCGATCTGTTCCTCGGATATTTCGACTTCGAGCCGCTTTTTACCGCACATATGTCTGGTAACGGGTTCCCACGCATCACCGGAACTGACGAAGGCATATGGCGACGCATGGCGGTAGTGCACTGGCCGGTGCAGGTGCCTGTTGAGGCTCGTCTGCCGTTCGAGGATATGGTTGCCCGCTTCGAGCCCGAATATTCGGGTATCCTGAACTGGCTAATCGAGGGCGCGCTGATCTATTTGCGCGAAGGCCTCGACATTCCGGACGAGGTGACGGCCGCCACAGCAGAGATGCGGTTTGAAATGGATCCGACCGCGCAGTTCTGCCGTGATTGTGTCACCGCCGATGAGCAGGGTGATGTTCGCGGGAACGCCCTGTATGAGGCCTATGTGCGTCATGCCGAGGACCAAGCCGGCAAGCATGCGCGGCCGATATCCATTCAGCGCTTCGGACGCATCATGAAGAAGAAGTATGCCTGGCGGGACGATCGCGGCACCACCTATCGCGTGAAACTGCATGATGTTCCTGTCAAGACGCCGGCCTCGACCTATCCCGAAGGCTATGGCGGACAGGGAACATGACCCCCGCAACCCCGCGTCGCTATCGCCGAAATGGTGGGGAGGGGGTGAAATGCAGGGATATACAGGGTTCTGCACCGAGTGGTGCACCATTCCAAAAGAGGGGAATGGGGAGTGAAATCAAAGCCTTACACCATTCCGCACCATTTTTCGCGCGTATAGGCACGTGTGAAAAAAAGGGGCGTGGGGAAAACCTGCGGTGCTTAAGGAGAAAATCCTTGTGTGTATGCGTAAGAAATATTGGTGAGGAATGGTGTAAGTTATTGAATTTAAATAATAAATATCGCTGCAAATTACTGCTTTGAATGGTGTTTGAATGGTGCGGAACGGTGCAATGAGGCTCTTTGGAGGCTGGAAATGAAGACTGTCACGATTGAAGAGCTGCTGAGCTGGGCTTTCGTCCATGAATTGACGAAGGGCGGTGGCGTGGAAGGGCTCGACAACGCGAATTCCGCATGGCGGATGCTGGAGGCGTCGTCATGGGGCAAGATCACCAGCTTTGCCGAGTTGCTGACACTGGTGGACGTGGATCGACATGGTGACGCGAACTACTGGATCGAGCAGGGGGAGCCGCACGGCGATGCCGTGGTGCTGGGTGCGCTGGTTGCGGACCTTGCCAGGCATGACGTTATCCTCCCGGCAGGATGGAACGCCTTGAGCGACTGGCCTGATGAGGATGGCCTTGTCGGGCCGGCGGTGGCCAGAGCGGTCGAGCGCTACCGGCTGCGACCGTTCTCGCGACGCGGCGCAGGTATCGTCAGCCTCGTCATTGGAACCGCGATCCTTGGCCGTGTTCCCGATTGGGAGGCGCCAGTCTCCAAGGTCAGGATGGTCGAGCGCGCCGGGCGGCCGGCGTGGTTCGTCATGAAGCGGGTGACCGACAAGCTGGAGCAGACCTACGACATCGAGGTCGATGGTTTCAACCGGCGAACGGGAAAGCCGGCGAAGGGCGCATTCCGAAAATTCGAATTCTCGGATGATCCGACCGGGGACATTCTTGGGCGGCTGGACTACCAGATATGGGTCGCGGCCCTGCGGGTGCTGGAAAGCCACATATCCGGAAAGCTGGTCGATCACAGGATTGTGCCGGTCGAACGTTCCATGACGCCATGGCTGCCGGTAGATGGTGAGGGTGTTCGGCTTGTGCGGGCGGTGGAGGCGAGGGCCACATAAAAAAAGTCGCCTCTGCTGTTGACCAGCGGCAGAAACTTGACATAGACCTGAACACGGTAAAAAAGAAATCACCTCGGCGCACCAGCGGCCGGGGTTTTTCTTTGGTCGGAGCCACCTGATGGACCATAGGCGGATGGCTGCAGGCCTCCCGGTCTAGGCGAGAGACACGCACCATAATAGTCAGCAAGGACGGCATCCGCATGAGCGTGATCGTCGCCAAGTGGGCAGATGACCACTTGAAGGTTTTCGGCCGGAAGATCGCGGAACTGAACAGAAAGTTCCCGCTAGTCTTGCCGCGCATTGTCAACCAGGTTGGCGATCGCTCAAAGACGCAGGTGATCCGCGCTCTTACCAAGCAGACCGGTTTGCCGCGCAAGACCATCGTCAAGGCGGTGGGCGACCCTACAAGAGCCCGTCCCGGTAGGATGTTCTACGATATGGTGACGAGAGGCGGGAACATCCGTCTCAAATACCTCAATCCGAGGGAAACACCGGCAGGTGTGGTGGCCAGACCGTTCGGGAAATCGACGTTGTATCCCGGCGCGTTCCTGAAGGGGGGAGCATTTCCCGATCGCAAGATCGTTGCCAAGTTCGATGGCCATGCCTTCTACCGGTTGAACACATCAGGTACGCGGATTGCCTTCGCGCGATCCGGTGTCTTTATTCCCGTCGAGATGACGCAAGGGGCAACGCGAGCCGCTTTCGAACGGACGGCGGCACCGCTTCTAAAGACCAGGGTTGATGCAGCGATCAAGAAGCTGCTCCCTTGACCCTACCCCCTTATTAGGGACCGTATTCGCCTTTTGACCACAGGCGAGCCGGCGGGACTGCGGGATTTTGCTAGTCTCACCATTGAAAAACCTGGGTTGTCAGGGTTGTCAGCCGCCCAGCAGAAGTTGTCACGATGCCAACCGATGAAATCGTAATGTCGACGCCCGCCGAGGTTGCGGCACGAGATGGTGTGACGAAACAGGCCGTCACAAAACTCGTGCGCCGGCTGGTGGAGGAACACGATCTCCCGGTTAAGCGCGACAGTCGTGATCGCATCGTCCGATTTTCACTTGCGCACTACGATCACTATCGGGGCGAGTTCGCAAGCTCTGAAAAGACTGCCGCCGCACGTCGAGACTCTGCTCCGGTGCCCCCCGGAAGCTCGAGCACTTCGCGCGATGAAGCTCTCAGGCAGGAGGCCTGGCTAAAAGTCGGGCGCGAGAAGATCCGGCGTCAGGAGCAAATCGGCCAATTGATCCGGGCCGATCGGACCCGAGACGCACTTATAGTGTGCGGTCGAGAAATTCAGGCGAGCATCGCAAGGCTTCAGAATAAAGCCGATGACATGGCGCTTGCGGTCTCGCGGGAGGGCGCACATGGCCTGCGCGTACTGCTGCGGCAGATCGCATTCGATCTCAATACGGAGATTGCCGACAAGCTCTCGGCCATTGTCGAAACTGCGGTCGAGCATGATGAAGTGCTTGAAGACGAAGAACTGTGAGCATCCATGTTGGTCCCGGCCATCCCGGTGCGCTACGTCTCGTTGGCCTTGCACTCTCCGAGGCGATCAGGCCGCGCCCGCCAGCGCGCTTTCGTGACTGGTTGCCGAAGAATATCGTCCTTGTAGACGGGCCAAAGAAGGGAGAGCTTTGGGCGCTGGAAGACGCGCCATATCTGGGAGAGATAGCCGACTGCCTGTCGCTGGAGCATCCTTCCAATCTTGTGACTGTCCGCAAGTCGCAGCAGACGGGGGTTTCCATCCTGGCATTGGCATGGTCGCTCTACATCGCCGACACTGCGCCGGACAACACGATCTATGGCCTGCCGTCGATCGATTTTTTGCAGGACATGAACAGTCAGAAGCTGCAGCCTCTCATCGACGCGTGGCAGGCGCAGACTGGCAAGCAGGTGATATTCCCTGCCGTCAGCCGATCAGGTGCCGGCTCGACCATATACGAAAAGCGCTTTGCCGGCGGCTCCCTGATGCTGGCGAATGCGAACGTCGCCACGGACCTTTCCGGCAAGACGACGCGGTTTGGGGTCAAGGACGAGGTCTCGAAGTGGCAGACGCACGTCAACGGCGACGATCCGGAAACGTTGTTCTTTGGCCGTTTCACGGCGTTCAGGCGGACCAAATCGTTCAAGATCTTCGAGCTGTCGACGCCCGAGATCGACACAGGTGACGAACTGGGCGACGCGCCTGGTCACTGTCGCATCGACCGCTCCTTCCGGCGCTCTGACCAGCGATTCTGGAACATCGCATGCGCCGAGTGCGCACATGAGTTCAAGCAGGTCTATGAGGGTTTCCACCTCGATCGCCTGCACCCGCACAAGAGCTTCTATGGATGCCCTTCATGCGGGCATGTCATCAGCGAGGCGGAGCGCGTTGTTGGTGTCCGGCAGGGTCGCTATGTGGCGACCGCACATGGTCCGGATCGACATCCCGGTTTTCATGTGGACGCCTTCGATTCTCTGATGATGAGTTACGAGGCCATCGCTGAGGACGTGCTGGCCCACGCAAAGCCTGGAGGGCTCGGCGAAAAGGGTATCTACAACCTGGTGCTCGGGTTACCGGCCAAAGAAAAGGGTAACGCGCCGGAATACGAACGGTTAATGGAGCGCCGCGAGCCGTTCGCGGAGATGAAGGTTCCCGCCGAAGGGCTGATCCTTGTTGCCGGTGCCGACGTGCAGCATAGCGGCATCTGGTGCGTTGTCATTGCCTTCGGTGAAGATCGGCAGAGCTGGGTTCTTGGCGTCCGCTTCTTCGACGGCGCGACAGACCATCCCGGCGAAGGGGCTTGGGAAAAGCTGGACGCGTTCCTGGTCACGCCGCTCGACGATGCCTTCGGCGGGCGGCGCCACATCGAAGCCCTCGCTGTGGATGGCGGTGATGGCGGCCGGATGAACCAGGTGCTCGAATGGTGCCGACGCAGGCCGAACGCTTATGCCGTGAAGGGCGTCGGCGGGCGCGGCGTGCCAGCCATCAGCATCCCCGCCAAGAAGTCAGTCACCAGAAGGGGCAAGCGCAAGCGCTTCGGCAGCGCCATGTTGTGGCCTGTCGGAACCTGGGGGCTGAAGTCGGAACTGTTCGCCAACCTTCACAAGCCCGGCCTTCGCTCCGGCGAGCCGGCCGATCCGCCGGGCTATGTGCATTTCGGTGACTTCCTGCCGAAGGAGTATTTCCTCCAGATCACGGCCGAGGCGTTCGTGGCCGAGGTCAAGCGCGGCAGGTTCCACGAGGAGTGGAGGCGGCTGCGGCCTGACAATCACTGCCTCGATGCGCAGGTCTACGCCATGGCGATGGCCGAGATGCTTGGCCTGTCTACGATGAAGGCGGACGATTGGGCCGCGTTGCGCGTCAGGCTGCAGCCTTCGGTGGAAGCCGACCTCCTGTCCGTGCTTTGTGCCAGTGCCGCGCCGCGGAACCAGAATGAACAAAAGCC